GGTCGGAGACGGCCTCGTCGACGCTCGGCCGCTCGCGCTACCAGCTACAGGAGTACGCAGCGGGGCTGGGCGGGATGCTCGAGCCGATGGTGCAGAACAAAGCCAAGGCGCAAGAGATGAGCAAGACCTTCGCCACGCTAGCCGTGGACCTCGCCAGCGCATTCACGGGCACGACCGAGGAGGAGGCGCTAGCGTCGCTGAAGGGCGGGCTCGCGGGGGCCGACATCGCTCTCAAGCGCTTCGGCATCATCATGGACGACGCGACGCTACAAGAGTACGCGCACGCGCACGGCATCAACAAGAAGCTCGCTGCGATGAACGTCGCTGAGAAGACCGAGCTCCGTTATCAGTACATCCTCGACAAGACCAAGTCATCGCAGGGCGACGCAGCCCGCAGCTCTGGCAGCTTTGGCAACGCAAGCAAGGCGCTCGGCGGGGCTCTGAAAGATCTCGCCACGGACATGGGCAGGCAGGCCATGCCCGCGCTCGAGCGCATTGTGGCGGGCGCATCCAACGCAGTAAAGCTGTTCAAGGATCTGACAGCAGGTACGCACGTGCTCGAGGCCGCCCTGACGCTCCTCGGTGCTGCTGCCGTCGTGACCGGAGCGAAGATGCTTGCCCCGTTCATCGTGCCGGCGGCTGCAGCGATAGCGCTGATCCTGATCATGGACGAGCTCTGGAACATGTTCACGGGCGGCAAATCGGTCATCGGCGACTACATCGACGCGGTCGGTGGGCTGGGCACTGTCGACGAGTATGTCCGCAACCACGCGGCCGGCGTCGACATACTGGCCGAGGCGTGGCGCAACCTTTGGGCAGACGCCGACACGGCAAAGCTGCAAGAGCAGATCGGATGGTTCGGTGAACTCGAGCTCATGGGCGAGCGCTTGTACAATCTCTATGCGCGCCTCGGGACCGCGATCGCCGACTTCTTTTACAACTTGCCCGGCATCGGCGGCAAAGCTAACGGCCTACAGCGGGTGCTGTTCTCGAGCGAGCGCGCTGCCGGTCGAGGTGTCGGCGCGGCGCTCATGACTCCCAAGCAGGCGCGCGAGCAGGGCCTGAAAGAGAAGGCTGCCGACATCGCTGGAGAACGCAACGCGACGAAAACGGGGCGCGCGCTCGGACGCGGCGTGAACGCGGAAGCGGAGGAGATCCGAGCCGGCCGAGCGTCGGCATCGGCGGTTGGTGCCTCGCCGACGGCGAGCGCGTCCGTTGCAGCGAGCGGCACGCAGCCGCCCGTGATCGTGCAGTCCGGCAACACGACGGTCACCGTCAACGTGAACGGCGGCAACCCCGCCGAGGTCCGCCGCGCAGTGCTCGACGCGCTGGCAGCTGAGCGCCGCAAGAGCAACGCTGCGCTGCCGCGCCCGGGGAGTGGCTGACGTGGCAAACCGGCACGTCGAGATCGGCGACATCTGGATCGATGTCTCGGTCCGGGAGGGGCATGCCCTGACGGCCGACGTGACCGAGCATCCGGTCGAAGCCGGTGCGGACGTGGCCGATCACATCCGCCCCATGCCCGCCACCATCGACATCGACGGCGCGGTCACGAATCACCCGATCGAGCTTCCCAAGTCGCACGCCGGTACATCGCGCATCAATCCGAGCCCCATCGAGATCAAGGGCGAGCCGACACTCGGCGCGATCGGCTTGGTCCCGGGCGCCGAGCAAGCAGCTGCGGTGCTCGGCGCGCTCAAGCTCGACGTGCGCAGCAAGCGCGTGTTCTCGGCCAGCGTCCTGCACTTCACCGAGCCCTTTGATCGGGTGAGCGCGGTGCACGCTGCGCTCGTGTCGATCTTCGATCGTCGCGCGCTGGTCACCGTCGTGACTGGCCTCATGACGTACCAGAACGTCGCGCTGACCGCGCTGCACATCGAGCGCACGAGCGAAGCGGGGCAGGGGCGACTGAACTTTTCGGCGAGCGGGAAGGTGCTGCGCATCGTCAACAGCCAGACGGCCAAACTGCCTGACCCGGTGGACGCGCGCGCCAAGCCTCGCAAGTCGCGCGGCAAGCAGCCCACTCAACCCGTCAGCCCGCCGCCGGCGAGCCTGGTCGCGCCCGGCGACACCGACAAGCAGAGCCTGCTTTCGAAGATCGGGACGATCACGAAGGACGACATCAAGAAGCTGATCGGGCTCTGACCATGGGCATACGACTCATCCCNACCGAGGTGTACCCCGACACGACGCAGCAGTCGGAGCTCGACGGTGTCACGTACACGTTCCGGTTTCGGTGGAACGAGCGGGGCGGCTGCTGGCATATGGATCTCTCGACGCTCGACGGGACGCCTATAGCGATGGGCGTGCGGCTCGTGACGCGCTTCCCGCTGCTGCGCCGCAACCTGCACCCCGAGCGGCCGCCTGGCGAGCTGTTTCTGCTCGACGGCCAAGCGCGCGACGGCAACGCGACGTTCGACGAGTTCGGCACGCGGTACTGCATGCACTATATCGAGGCGCTGTCGTGACGGTGCTGTTTGACCGCAGGGTGCGCGTGCAGGTCGACGAGTACGTGATCGAGGAGCTCGACGTCGCCTTCGAGATCGTCAAGTCGCTGTCGGCGCAGACGCCCAACAGTGCTGAGATTCGCATCTGGAACCTCAACGCCGAGCATCGCAAGCGCTTGCAGCAGCTCGAGAAGGTGTACGTCTCGCTCGAGGCGGGCTACGTCGGGGGCACATCGCTGCTGTTTCGCGGCGACTTGCGTGATGTGCTCAGCACGCGCGAGGGCAGCGACTGGATCACCACGGTCACCAGCGACAGCGGACGTCTCGCCCGCAAGCGCCGTATCCTCAAGAGCTTCGCTCCGGGCGCCACGGTGCAGGACGTGCTCACCACAGCTGCCAAGGCGATGGGCGTGCGACTCGGCAACACCGCCGCCAAGACCGTCAGCGCCAAGATCCAGGGCACGCAGGCGTCGAAGTTCTTCAACGGCTATGCGCTCGCCGGCGCCATCGAGGGGGAGCTTGATCGCCTCGCCCGCAGCTGCGGCCTCGAGTGGTCGATTCAGGACGACGAGTTGCAATTCCTCGACCAGGGCAAGCCGCTTCAAGAGCTGGGCATCGAGCTCACTCCCGACACCGGGCTCATCGGCTCGCCTGAGCCTGGCAACAAGGGGATCACCGAGGCGCGCTGCTTGATGATCCCAGACCTGTTTCCCGGCCGTCGCATTCGCATCACGAGCGAGCACGTCACTGGGATCTATCGGGCCGAGACGACCAAGCATGTGGGCGACACCGCCGGCCGTGACTGGTATGTGGATCTCGAACTGCGCAACGAGGAGCGCAAGCGATGAGTGTCACCCCGTCGGACCTGGACATTCAGCGCGCGGCGATTCAGGCCGAGCTGAGCGATGTGCACACCGCCATGCCGGCCGAGGTGCTCAGGGTGCATGCCGGCGAGCACGGGCGGCAGTTCGTTGACGTGCAGCCCAGTCTGCAGCGGCGCGCCCCGAACGAGGACGGGGTCATGGTCGACGAGACGCTGCCGGTGGTCCCGATGGTGCCGGTGGGCTACATGCAGGGCGGGGGTTTCTTCATCTCAGTGCCGCTCGCGGCCGGCGACTTCGTGCTGCTCGTGTTCGCCGAGCGCTCGCTCGACCAGTGGCTGCAGACGGCGCGCAAGGGCAGCCAGCGGGCGATTACGCCGGGAGATATGGGTACGCATACCCTCGAAGGCGCGGTGGCGCTGCCGAGCGGGCCAGCCCCCCGCACGGCGTTGCTAGAGGGCGTGCACGCGCAGAACCTCGTGATCGGGGTGACGGGTGCCACCGCCGCCAAGCAGATCCACATCACCCCGGCCGGCGCGGTGCTGATCGGCGGCGACCTCGCGCTCGAGCCGATGGTGCTCGGCACCGCGCTCAAGACCTTTCTCAGCGCCCTGACCGTGCCCACGGCCATGGGGCCATCGGGCACCCCGATCAACGCGCCCAACCTCACGACGATCCTGTCGTCGCTTCACAAGCTGAAAGAATGACCCTCAACAAGGCAACGCTCAAGTCCGGGCTGGAGGACATCGCCGTGAACCCGCCGGCCACGTCAGCGCTGTGCGCCAAGTCGTGGGCCGATGCGGTGGGCGCGTATGTCACAGCGCTGACGCCACCACCCACGCCGGTCTCGATCACTGGCGCCACCGCAGCGCTCGAGACGTCGCTGATCTCAGCGTTCGGGACCACCGCGGCCGCTCCATCGATGGAAACCGCGTTCACGACCCTCGGCGCGGCGCTCGGTTCGGGGATGGCGCCCGCATTCGTAGCCACGCCGCCAGCGGTGCCAGTCGGTTTCGCTACGCTGTTCACCCCGCCGTTCCCGACGACGCAC